ACCTACATTATGTTAAATTGTATAGTTATAAAAAAACCCTCCGAAGAGGGCAAAACATAATGAAAACATTATTTGTTTTTTATTTTATTAGTGAGTTTATTTTAATTTTAATATCCTCAACGCTGTTGTAAGTTGGGTTGATGAAGTAATCATTTCGCCAATCTATAGCACAAATTTTATTGTTGTGTGCATTTCTCCAAATTAAAAAACCATTGTATTGTTGTGGCAATTTATTTTGTTTCCTCTGTTCTTTCTTATATTTTAACAGGTGTTCAAATTGTATCTTATTCGCCATTAGTTTAGGTTTACAAGTTTATATTCTTTGTTCTTTATCTTCTCCTTCGTCTCGTTTGTATTCTCGTTTAGAAACTCATTACGATATTTTGAAGTAGTGCGGGAATAATCCCAGTAGTATTCGTCCAGTTGCGTTTTTCCGTTGTAAGGTTTGAACGCTATGATGGAGCGATAGCTTTGAAAATATACGCCTTTATCGGTATATATTTCGAACTGGTTCGCAATAGGGTTGCCTGTTCGTGGGCTTGTCATTTGATGTACTTTTACTTTTTTCATCTGTTTAGTTGTTAAAAATTAGTTGAAATAATATATATAAGGGGAGAAAGAAAGCCATAATTTTAACGGCTTTAAATGTGAGTTTATCCACCTTTGCAAAAAATTGTTCGATTTTGTCATTCTGTTCTCTCATTGTTTATCTGTTAAAAATTCTCTAATTTGATAAGGGTCGAGCGTAGTGAGTTCCTCAATTTGCTCTTCAATAAAATATTCAATTCGGCAAATCAAATCATTACAACTTTCTGAATCATTCAAAAGCCCCTGCCCTTGAATATAGTCCGCCAATCGCTCATAATAGCTTTTTGATTGGCTTGTGTTATTTCCGATATCAGATATTTTATCTGTAAAAATGTATCCTGCCATCTTATTAAAAATTAAATGAAACTAAATCAATGTTTTTGATGATGGTAAAAATACCTCCCAAAATCATAGGTACAAAAATACCTACTATTGACCAAAATACTATTTTATCGATTGTGCTATTATTTACTTTTTTCATTTTATTATGTTTTAAAATTATAGTACAAACATACGCCAAAGGATTTTATTCAATGTTAAGCCAATGTTAAGAAAACTTTACCAAATTGTTAAGCGTTATTCTGGCTTATTACTATATGAACGTGCGCACGTTATTTACGACAATTTTACAACATATCCAAACATTTATACAATTTAGAACCAATCTACATAACTGAATTGACCGAGTTCATTATTCCCATTGAATTGCGCACCGATTGAATCTATTACATATTAAATTCATAGGGCGCACAACTCAACAGGATATTGAATTTACTATTCAAATCTATCGGACTTTTACTTTGTCTTTTGTCAAAACATATTCAAATTCTTGATTGCAATCATTACCGAACGGAATAACCCCCCAACCTGTTGTCTCGCTCATATCTAAATTATAGATATTACCCTCTCTTTGTGCGAATCGTAACAACTGAGCGAATTTATATTCTGGGTCGTGTCCTCTTTTATTATTAAACATATCATTGAAATCATTGAGCCATTTTTCCATAGCATCTGGATATCCATCCCAATGTTTGTAAATCTTAGCGTAGTTTACGCCCTCTATCTCTATTGTGCATCTTGTTGCCATATCTTTTATATTTATTTATTATTCTTATTATTATTATACAATGATTATCCTTGCACAATGATTATCATTGCACCTGTGGACGATTATCCTGTACTTCTCGAATAAATACTCTGTGTTTCTGAATATCTACATTGTACTTCTGACAAATTAGTTTCAATAATTCTACTTTGTCGATGGCGTTAAATACCGCACTGGTATTTGCCAGACTTGGAATGTTTACTTTAAATTGTTTCATAATACTTCTATTTTTCGGTGAGGTTCACCATTATTGAACTCCTCTATTGTTTTGTAGTTTGTTTCCAAACATTCGTTATGGTCATCTAAAAATTCCATAAGTTTGTCAAGTGAAAAATAAAATTCCACATCGTCATCTGTCTCGTAATATCTATATTGTTTCATTTACTATATTTTTAAGTTGTTCAATCTTTTCTTTATCTTGTTTCTCTTTCTGTTGAAACGCCACCTCAATTATATTTGGCAACCAAT